AGAGAAAAGGCGTTGATGAACAGGTAATAGATGCCCTTTTGAAAGCGTGCAATGTGGCGATTCGGACGGAAAAAGACGTTGACTATGGATTGACTATAACCGAAAGAACAAAGGCTTTAATCAACGAATATACGCAGAAAAACGCGGGTGGTAGCATATGGGAACTTGAACGATATGCGCAGGATCACGACATTAAAGGCGGATACAAACTTGTGGATCAGTTCTATGAAGTCTTGCGATTAGAGAGCTTTTATCGTTTCGAGAGCTTTATTTACTTTATGGAGCGCAAAAGAAATTGGAGTAAACGGTTTTATTATCCACGCCGCAAGACACTGAATATAGTCGCTCAAGATCTTGAAGATTTGGAAAACCGGAAGATTAAATTTTACGGATTGTCAATGCCATCGCGTGTCGGTAAATCGACTATCTGTATTTTCTTTCTTGCGTGGGTAGCTTTGCGCAGACCAAACAGCCATAGTGCAATGGGTGGTCACTCTGGTATTTTGGCAAAAGGATTTTACAAAGAACTGATGAATCTTTTTACCACGGAAGAATATACATTTGCGGAACTTTTTGCTTATTGGCATCCGGAATACGCAAACGCATCAATTCCGACAGACAAGAGTGCTGATGAATTTACGATTACACTTGGAGATCCGGACAGATTCGCAACCGTAACGTGCCGTGGTATTGATGGAACATGGACAGGAGCGGTCGATGTTTCAAAAGATGGATATTTGTATGTCGATGACTTGGTTCGTGATCGAGAGCATTCATTAAGCCCTACTCGAATGGAAAACACATACCAAGAGTACCTAAACAAGATGGTTGACCGTAAAAATGACGGTGCAAGGGAATTGATGGTTGGTACTCTTTGGAATGTTTTAGATCCATTGGAGCGCATGAGAAAGCAATATGAGCATGATCCACAATACCGATTCCGTAAGATTCCGGCACTTAATGAAAATGACGAAAGCAATTTCGCGTATGAAATCAACGGATTTTCCACGGAATACTATCGGGATATGCGAGATAAGCTTGACAACGCCGAATGGATGGCTAAGTTTATGCAGCAACCATATGTCCGCGAGGGATTGCTTTATACGGATTTGAGACTATTTAACGGAATCCTACCGGACGGAGATTTTCGGAGAATCGGAGTTGTGGATGTCGCCTGGGGCGGCGGCGATAGCTTGTCAATGCCGATAGGGGCAGAATATGAAAACGGTGATGTTTATATTTACGATTGGGTATTCAACAAAGGCCCGAAAGAAGTAACAATCCCTCTTGTTGTTGGACGAATTATCGGGAATGAGATTCGGCAGACAAGATTTGAGGGGAATACCGGTGGCGATCTGTATTGCCAATATGTAGATGAAAAGTTGCAGGAACAGGACTATAAATGCTCATGCACAAGCAGAAAAGCACCAAACAAGGTTGAAAAATTATCAAAGATCATAGCATATTCTGGGGATATTAAGAGAAAATTCATATTTCTTGATACGCACCGACCGACGCAGGAACAAATGAAGAAAGATTCAGATCTTGGAGTAACGAGATATTACAGAAATGACGAATATCAAGCGGCTATGGATGAACTTTCTATGTTTGTAAGTATTGGCGGTAATGAACACGACGATGCAGCAGACGGTTTAACTCAGCTTGAAATGTTTATAGAAAACCCAAACAATACCGCAAAGGTAGAAGCTGCAGTAAACCCATTTAGGAGGTATTAGGATATGACAACAGACAAATATCTTTCACAGATAAGCAGAATTGACCATGCGATTGCAAATAAGCTGGAAGAAATAAAAAGGCTATCCGATATGGCAACGTCTATATCCATATCCCCGAAAGAGGTGGATGTGCAATCATCCGGCAATCCAGACAAAATGGGGAGCGCGGTATCGAAGATTGTTGATTTACAGAATGAGGTTCAGGCACTTGTAGATGAATTGGTTGATAAAAGACGAATTATCATATCGCAAATTGACAGTATGGATAATACAGATGTATATATCGTGCTTTCATCACATTATGTCAATGGAAAAGATTGGAACTTGATTTCCGTTGAAATGAAATATTCCTACAGAAACATTATGAAACTTAGGAAAAGAGCACTGCAGGAGTTTGAAAGACGTTATGGACAGCTTTACTCTGAAAAGAGTGCATAAAAGTACACAATAGTTCACACTCTTTCACAACATTTCCTAAAACTTGCATGGTATACTAAAAGAGTAGAAAAGCAAATTCCTACAACCCCCAAAAGCATATAACCCGTAAAAGGCACTGTCAGAAATGGCAGTGTTTTTTATTTACAAGAAAGAGACTTCTATGGAAAAAGTAACTATATATTGCCCGGATTGCGGAAGAATTGCCGGACATTATGATGGGAGATCTACGATAGATCATCCGTGTAAATGTAAAAAATGCAATCATATTGTGATTTATCGCGTGGCAACAGGCAAGATTGAAACGAAGCCAATACCGAAACGCGCTTGCAGTAGTGGAGTTTTATTTATATGAATACGCAGTATTTTCATGACCTTGTAAAAGGCAGATACGGAAGAAAAATTGCATATGCTAACGTAGAACAGATTACGGCAGACAATATCGTAAATGTTGTCGGAAACTGCATTGGTGCATTTTATTTCAACAAGACGATCATTCGTTACCTGTGGAACTACTACAAGGGCGATCAGCCTGTATTGTACCGAACAAAGGTGCAAAATGCGGATATAACCAATAAGGTATCTGAAAACCATGCCTATGAGATTGTTCAATTCAAGGTTGGTCAGACTTACGGCGAGCCAATTCAGCTTATCAGCCGGAAGGATGATGACCGAATAAATAATGCGGTTGATGAATTTAACGATTATCTGACCGATGCTAATAAGCAGGAAAAGGACATTAAGGCAGGAGAGTGGCAATCAGCAACCGGAACATCATTTAAGGCGGTGCAGATTATAAAAAATGGAGATATGCCATTTAGAATTGTTGCACCGACACCAATGAACACGTTTGTTATCTACAGTCGTTCCACAGAAGAACCACTTTTAGCAATCCAAGAGCTTAAGGATGCCGATGGACAGATGTATAAACTCTGCTACACTGACTCTTACGAGTGCAAGATTGTAAACGGAGAGGTTCGAGATTGGAAACTGCATGGCTTTGGTGGAATCCCGATTGTTGAGTTTCCGAACAACCATGAGCGCATTTCTGATATTGAGCTTGTGATCGGACTATTGGATGCAATCAATACGATGCAGTCAAACCGAATGGATGGCGTTGAGCAGTTTGTTCAGTTTTGGATAAAGTTTGTAAATTGCGACATTGACCCGGAAACCTTTGAAAAAATGAAGATTTCCCATGCGCTGACAGTAAAATCCAACAATGAGCAGAATAAATCAGATGTTGACATTATGACACAAGAGCTGAATCAGACAGAGTGCCAAGTCGCAAAGGATGATTTGTGGGATAATGCACAGTCCATTCTTGCCATACCAAATAAGAACAACAATAATTCCGGTGGAGATACACAGGGGGCGGTTGAGCTTAGAAACGGATGGGACTTCTCAAAGTCGAGAGCCAAACTGAAAGACCCGATTGTAAAGTCGGCTGAAAAAAGGCTTGCGAAAGTTGTTTTGAATGTGATTCGCATACAGGATCACGATTTGGGACTGAGTTTGCGCGACTTTGATGTTCAGATTAACCATAGCCCACAAGACAATATGTACACCAAGTCACAGACATTATATCAGCTTTTACAAGCTGGTATTCATCCGCTTGTGGCAATTAAATCTGTCGGGCTTTGGGGAGATGCGGAAAAGACATTCCTGTTGTCAAAGCCATACTTGGATAATCTGTGGAAAACGATTGATGATGTAGAAGCGCAGGAACAGAAAGCACAAGAATTGATAAATAAAATGAATACAGATGGCACACAGAGCCAGACAAACAAAGATAAGACGGTCACCGAGTAATCGGTGGCTGTTTTTATTTTATAAAAATTCGCAAAGTTGTGAGCGTAAAAATCAACAATGTCGTTCGGTGTCGTTGCACCGTATAAAAATTCGTATGACATATCGGAGGTAATGAATGAAGAGAGAAGATCTGATTGCTATGGGATTAAGCGAGGAAAACGCGGACAAGATCATGGCAGATTACGGAAGTTCCGTACAGAGAGCCAAAGCAAAGGTTGAAGAGTACAAGACAAAGGCTGACAAAGCTGAAGAGTTGCAGAAGCAACTCGATGATATCGAACAGGGAAAGCTCACGGAAGTCGAGCAGGCAAATAAGAACCTCGAAAAAGCCAATGCGAGAATCGCGGAACTTGAAAAAGCGCAGGCAATAGCCACGCAGAGATCCAATGCCGCATCTAAATTTAATGTTACTGCAGAACAGGCAGCGCAGATTGTAAAAGACGATGGCAGTTTTGATTATGACGTTCTTGGAAAGATTATCTCTGAAAAAGAGACCGCTGCAGCGCAAGCCAAGGAGCAGGAGATTGCAAAAGGCAGTACGAATCCGGGCGGTGGCGCGGCTGGCGGAAATAAAGATGGTGCGGACAATAAGACAAATGCTGAAAAGATAGCAGAAAACCTTATATCTAATGCCCCTAAGAACAATGACGTTTTATCACATTACATTCAACAATAACAGGAGGTAAAAAATGGCAAAGGAAATGAATATGCAGTACGAAAAGACTTCATACGCGGGAGATGTTCAGATTTTAAAGAGAGAGCCTAATGAAGCAATCCCATTAACACTTGATTTTTCAGCGGTAACAGAAAAGGATGCGAATGGAAAGAAGATTGTAAAGGCCGGTACACCAGTAAACAAGTCAGGTGTGGCTGATAATACAGCAACAGCAATCGGAATCTTAAGATTTGATGTAACAGAAGACAGACCACAGGGAGTAGCACTTAAAAAGGCATATCTTAATACAAAAGTAGCGGAAGCACATTCCGGCGTTACATATGACGCAACAGTTAAGACAGCTCTTCCAATGATTGTATTTGAATAATAACAGGAGGTAAATAGATGTTAATTAATGAAGTATTAGACAGTAAGTCTATTGCATTATCGGCAACGGAAAACGCTAGTAATCAGATACCTTATCTTGGTTTACAGTGGTTTCCAGAAAGAAAGAAGCAGGGACTTGATTTAAGTTGGATTAAGACACACAAGGGTTTGCCGGTTTCACTTGCGCCATCTAATTTTGACACAATCCCAACTCTTAGAGCTAGAGGCGGATTAAGTAAGGAAAAAACACAGATGGCATTTTTCCGCGAGGGAATGACAGTTGGTGAAGAGGAAATGCTTGAAATCGAGCGTATTCAATCAGAAGACGACCCTTACCTTGCAAGTGCTTTATCAAGTGTATATGACGACACTAACAACCTCGTAAGCGGCGCAGAAGTTGTATCGGAGCGCATGAGAATGTCACTTCTTTCTACAAATGCAGGTCATCCGGTAATTGCTATTGTAAGTGATGGCGTTCAGTACGCTTATGATTACGATAAGGATGGCTCATACGCAAAAGACCATTACGCAAAGTTATCCGGCACAAGCATGTGGAGCGATACAGCTAATTCAAAGCCACTTACAGACCTTAACAATGCAAGAAAGAAGTTACAGAAGCAGGGTAAGATTGCTAGATACGCACTTATGAACAGCAATACATTCCAATATCTGCTTGACAATGCACAAATAAGAAACTCAATTCTTGCACAGAACCTTACAGCAACTATTGAGGTTGACGATGATACTGTTATTTCGGTGGTACAGAAGAGGGCGAAGCTCACTATCGTACTTTACGATAAGATGTACATTGATGATGATGGCAAAGAGCAGTACTTCTACCCGGATAACAAGGTTACACTTCTTCCAGAAGGCAGCCTTGGAAGCACTTGGTTTGGCACTACACCGGAAGAAAGAACTGCAAGACAAGTAGCTGATGTTGATGTAACAACATATGGTGTAGGTATTACAGTCGCTACAAAGACAGAGTATGGACCACCTATGAAGATGTCAACATTTGCATCTGAGGTTGTACTTCCATCATACGAGAATATGGATAGCACATTCGTATATGAGGTTCATAGCGAAGAGTAGGGGGTGCAACTATGAAATATCCATATATAGTGATTCATAATGGTAAATGGTACAACGCAGGAGAAGAGGTGCCGGAGAGTAATTCTTCGGCATCTTCCGTTGGGTATACAAAGACCGAAATCAACAGAATGAGTACCGCAGACTTGCAAAAACTTGCCGCGGAGCAAGGAATTGAAAATGCACAAGCGACAAGCGGTGCGGAACTGAAAGAAATTCTGATTGCAAAATTTAATCTGTAGGAGATCGCTTATGTCATACACACTTGTCGAACAGGTAAAGATTCGTTTAAAACAATTTCATATAGAAGAGGTAGAGGACGAAGCGACCGGGGAAAAGTCCGATAAAGTTGTGTTTGATGAAAAAGAATGTAACCCTTTGATTGAACAGCTTTTAGAGCAGGCAAGAAAAGAGATTATCAGCAGACGGAACTATCCGGGCACATACACGCAAGACCAGATTGACAGTGATGTTAAGAACTATGAAAACATTATGGTCAATTTGGCAGTGTACGACCGTTCGCAGGCAGGAGAAGCATACATGGCAAGTTTCTCCGAAAACGGTGTGAGCCGGACATGGAAAGACCGTGAAAGCCTTTTTGTTGGAGTATTTCCGTTTGTAAAAGCAATGTAATTAAAGAAGATTGAGCGTGACCATTATGGTTGCAGGCGGCGCACATTAAGCGGTGGTGGGCAGTGCGTCATATTTCTATTTTGGAGGGAAAGACAATGAATTTTCAAAAAGCATATGAAGCACTCAAACAGGGTGCTATGATTAAATGCCCGGAATGGGCGGGATATTGGAAATGGGAAGATAATTCCATTAAGATGCACTGTAAAGATGGAAGAATCCTTGATATTCGCGAGACAGAGAATGTTGATTATACTCTCAATTTTATCCTTCGTGATGATTGGGAGATTGTCAGCGAAAACAATGTAAAGGATTTGGATATTCAGACATTTACATTCGGTGAAGCAATCCGCAGAATGAAAGCCGGACAGAAGGTTGCCCGCAAGGGTTGGAATGGCAAGAAACAGTACATTCAGCTTGCAACAGGCATTTCCTATGTATCAGCAGATGGTGAACTTGTGAATTGTGAGCATGATGCCATTGGCAATAAGGCAATCGCTTTTGTTGGAACATCCGGTGTTCAAATGGGGTGGCTTGCATCACAGGCTGATATGCTTGCAGAGGATTGGATTTCAGCAGAATAAATTCTTGCGTCAAAAGGAGATTCAAATGAAAAGTATTTTGATTCAAACTTATCTTGTGGCACTTCCGATAGTGCTTGGATATATAGTTTGGCTTCTTAAACAGCAAAAGAAAAGCAGAGATGCAAACAGTAAAGGAACAATGCTTCTTTTACGTGTCCAGCTTATTGAATGCCATGCAAAGTACACCAGAATCGGAGAAATACCGTCATATGCCTATCAGAACTTCTGCGAGATGTATGATGCGTACCATGCGTTAGGTGGAAATGGAATGGTTACGAAAATGAAACATGAGATTGAAGAAATTCATATAGGGAAAGGAGATAAAAGCCATGAGGAATTGGAAGGATTGGACTAAGAAAGCCGGAATCCGAGCAATCAAGACAGTTGCGCAGGCGGCAGTTGCTGGAATTGGAACGGCGGCATTTATGGGTGCGGTGGATTGGAAATATGTTCTTTCTGCATCAGTCCTTGCCGGAGTATTATCACTTCTGACAAGTGTTGCCGGAATCCCGGAGGAAAACACCAATGCTTGACATTAACAAGCAGGAAATGAAATATTCGCAATCCGGTCAGAGGGTATTCATCCCGCAAACTGACGAAAATGGAGATATTGTTTATGAAGGGTACAAGGATTCCGACGGGAACTTTGTGCCTTATTTAGATTCCGAAGGAAACAAGATTCCAAAAGGCGAGGAAGTTGAAGGGTTTTCAGAGCCTACGACATTCCAAGCAAATATCAGCAATAAGTTGTCAGAAGCCCTTGTGAAAGAATTTGGAATTGATGACAGTACATCATACTGTCAGCTTGTCACGGATAAAGGATATTTGCCACTGAAAGCCGGTGATGTGGTGTGGAAACGTTCGGAAGTCAAACGCACTGATGATGGACTTGTGGATTCAGAAACCGCAGACTACATCGTAAAAGGAGTTGCTGATGAAGGGCTGACCACGGATTTGTTTCTTCTTCGGAAGAATATTAAGTAGGTGATTGTATGAATATGAAAAAGAAACCTATTTCAATGACACTATCCACTAAGTCCATACAAGACGCTATAAAGAAATTAGAACAGTACCGCGATAGTTTACAGGCTAAATGCGATTTACTTGTTTCTAGGCTTGCACAGGAAGGTCAGACGGTGGCAATAAAACAAATATCGAAATCTCCAATCGGGAACACGATAACGGTAAGGGTAGATAAAGCACCACAGTTAATGACATCGAACGCGATTCTGATTGCAACCGGAAAAACGGTAACGGCAGAAGATAGAGAACCGTTCTATACTTTGTTGGCGGTAGAGTTTGGAGCCGGTATTTTTTACAACTCCAAAGAGAACCCGAAAGCACCAGAACTTGGATTCGGTGTCGGCACGTATCCGGGGCAAATACACGCTTTTGAAGATGGTTGGTACTATTGGGACGATAAGACCGAAACATGGCGTTATACCCACGGTATCAAAGCCACAATGCCTATGTACAATGCGGAACAACAGATTATTCAACAGTATGTAAAGATTGCAAGGGAGGTATTCGGTGGAAAATGATTTAAATGGGTGGGCGATTTATTTTGAAGATACCGTTTACCGATTGCTGAAAGTTTACATGGAAAGCAAAGAAAGCGGAATCAAGGTAACACAGGACGAGGAATCAAACGGAACGCCTGTTTTTCCAACACTTCTTATACAACAGATTGGATTCACAGAAGCTGGGAGAGATACGGAGTCCTATTTTATTAACGCAATTCGCCCGACATTTCAAATTACAATAACGAATAAAGGGAAAAGAGAAAAGATTAAGGACATTGCAGAGTGTGCAGTGTCCTTTTTTAAATCAAAAAATTTTGATGTTTCAAATGCTGTGTTCACGATTTCCAAACAAGTGCGCACGGCAACTTTTCGCGTATCGCGAATTATTGGAGCGTATGAAAATTTAGCATAGCCGCGAGGCAGAAAGGAAGCAGAAAATCATGGCATCAACAAGTTATAAGTCGCGTGTGATTATTAAAGAGCACACAGCGGAACAAACCGACTTTGCAGGAACTTACAACCTTTTACTTGCCGCAAAGTCTATTCCATCTCCGGCATCTCCACCAAACACGGTTGAGTCAACCACGATGGAAGACCCACAGCAGACATTTGAGAAAGGTATTAAGACAGCGGATTCCCGGGAAATCACCGGAAACCTTGCAAAAGAATATCTGGAAAACATCGAAAAGCTGGGAGATAAAAAGGTTGACATTATCCACCTGTACGGTACAGATGGAATCGGTGGCGTGGCAAAATACGCATACACCGGAACTGTTACCGCGACACCGAATGATGTAGGCGGTGTAGATGAAATCCTTGAAATGACCGCAACTGTTATCCCAAGTACGGCATCGGAACTCGTTACCGACAAGCTGAAAGTCGTTGATAACAACGATGGAACATTCACTGTAACAGTGGTGGGGTAAAAAGCCTATCGGACGAGCAATCGACCGCACCGGTAGGCGAGGATGAACGGTCGATAGCAGAACTTGAAGCAATAAGATAAGCAACAATGGGGCGGTGGCAACGCTGCCCCTTGCCAATATAGGGCAGAAAGGCAAGGTAAAGTATGAAAGTAAATTTAGGAAATAGCGAATATTCAATCAAATTTGGTTTTAAGCCAACATTAAAGTCACATCTTATCAAAGATGTATCAGAGTCGGTAAGCGAGCAGGACGGAAGCTTAGAATCCGTAGAGAAATTGTTACTTGAAACACTTCCTAAGATGCTTCTTGTAGGACTGCAAGTAAACCATAAGGACGAGTTTGGATATGACTACGATACAAACGAGAAATACGATGAGCAGTTTAATAAGGTGCTTAATCTGCTTTCTGAAAAGATTGACGATGGTGAGATTGACTGTATTGAGTTGTTCAACGAATTAGAGAATGAGTTGGAGTCAAACAGTTTTTTAGCGAAAATGATGGAGACGGAGAAGAAGAATCGGACTCCGGCGAAGAAAACTCCATCAAAAACAACAACCAAGAATTAACATGGGAATATTACGTTGCGGAAATCCGTCCGTTTTACCTCATGGTAACGAAAGGCTACGGATTTTCCGTTGATGATATAGATATGATGAATCCAGAGTTACTTAAGCCTTATGTGGATGCATATAAGACAGAATGGAAGCAACTCGATATGGAAATGTATATGTGGTTCGGCAGATATGCAACGTCAGCATTTGTGACCGCAATAGACGCGACATTCGGCAAGGGTAATAGTAAGTACGTGAAAGAAACTTGCTATGATTCTATTGAAAAGCATAATACGGACGATCCCGATGCAGAGATACGAGAAATGCTTAAGGCAGAAGAAGCATGGGCGGCTGAATCAAGGAAATCACATTTACCAAAACCAAAGATAGTTTGAGAAAAGAGGTATTTCTATGGCAGTAATTATCGGAAGTGCTAGGCATGATGAACACGGAAACTGCTATTCTGGCGGAAAAGCCGGAGACCAGACCGGACAGGAAGTGTCTACGCAGAAGTTTTACAACCATTCTAAGGGATGGAATGTGTTAAGAGCAAAGGATAATAAGGTTGCGGAGAAGTTAGCTGAAGCTATGAAGATTGCGTGCGGCAATAAAAATATCGGCTATGACCAATCGGAACGCTACGGAGTCATTAAGCATGGCGTTAACACAAAGGTCAAGACGGAATGCGATTGTTCTTCCCTTGTACGTGCCTGTATTATCTATGCGTCCGGCAAGGATGTGGGGGATTTTAATACTTCCAATGAACGGTCGGTGATTCTGAAATCCGGTTTGTTTGATGATATGGGTTCTTATCATGCTGGGTTTGTTCTTCGCAACGGAGATATTCTTGTGACACGCATAAAAGGGCACACAGTTATTGTTGTAAAAGGCGCAAAGAAATGCAAAACCAAGTATTATCCGAAGTATACCGGAAATTCCGGTTCAATAGTTGAAGCATTAAAAGCGGTTGGGGAAGATGATGTGTCGAAAGAACATCGTGCGGAAATCGCAAAGAAGAACGGATTTTCCAATTTTAAGTTTACATCGGAGGAAAATTCAAAGATGCTTTCTCTTCTGAAAAAGGGAAAACTGAAAAAGTAATTCAAGGGCGGTAAGGGTCAAATCTTACCGTCTTTTTCTTATGTAGAAAGTTGGTGGATAAATGGAATTAGAGTCTCTTGAAATAAAAATCCAAGCGCAGGCACAACAGGCAAGCGGTCAGATAGATGCGCTTGTGACAAGGCTTGGGAGATTATCTTCCGCGCTTTCTGGACTTAGTACCGGAAATCTGAATAGTCTTTCCACAGGGGTAAACCGACTTGCAGGGGCAATGACGGCAATGCGTGGAATTGACACACGGACTTTTTCTGCAGTTGCAAGAAATGTAAGCAAATTAGGCTCTATCAACAGCAAACAGATTAATGCTGCGGCTGGTTCTATGCGTCAGATTTCCAATGCGGTAAAAGGGATTTCTGGAATGTCGGCATCTGTTAAGGGTCTGACCGATCTTGCATCTGCAATCAAACAGCTTGGTTACCAGAGTTCCACCAAGGCGATTGAAAATATTCCGAAACTTGCCACGGCAATGCGACAGCTTATGTCCGAACTGTCGAAAGCTCCTAGTGTAAGCCGGAATATTATAGACATGACAAATGCATTGGCAAAATTATCGCGTACCGGTGGAGCGGCAGGGACAGCGGCCAAAAGCATAACAAGCTCGTTTAGTGGATTTAGTTCAAGTGCTTCTGCGGTTACCAAGAAGTCGTTCTCTCTTGCGTCAGCAATCGGAAAAGTGTATGCAACGTACTGGGCTTTATTTCGCGGATTTAGGCTACTTGGAGACGCTATTGACATATCATCCTCACTGACAGAGGTTGAGAACGTTGTAAGGCAGACATTCGGGCAGTATGAAAGCCTAATTAACAATTTCGCAAAAACATCCATTGAAAAATTTGGTATGTCTGAACTGTCTGCAAAGCAGTTCGCAAGTCGTTTCCAAGCTATGGGAACTGCCCTTGATATTCCGCAAGGGCAAATGGCAAAAATGTCTATCCGGTTGACAGAATTAGCCGGAGATATGGCTTCATTTTATGATGTGAGTCAAGAAGATATTGCCAAGAGTCTGCAATCTGTATTTTCCGGTACTACGGCACCTATGCGGCGTTATGGTATCGACTTGACACAGGCAACATTAAAGGAATGGGCGTTAAAGCAAGGGCTTGATGCGAACATTTCATCAATGACGCAGGCTCAAAAAGCCATGTTGCGTTATCAGTATGTGCTTGCGCATACAACCAATATTACCGGAGATTTCGCACGTACAGCCGATACATGGCATAACCAGATAACCATGCTTAAAGAGAACTTCAAAGCACTTGGAGCGGTTGTTGGTGGTGGTTTAATCAATGCATTCAAGCCATTTATCAAGGTACTTAATGCAGTTCTGCAGAAGGTGATTTCTTTTGCGGAAATGGTAACGAATGCTTTAGGTTCAATCTTCGGATGGAAGTATGAAGCAAGCAAAGGGGCAGGAATCAGCGGTCTTGCTGATGATATTGGAAGCGCATCTGACGGCATGGACGATTTGAGTAATGCCGCAGGAAGCGCAGGAAAAAACACAGGCGGTATCGCAAAAAATGCCAAGAAAGCAAAAAAGGAAATCCAACAGGCAACTCGTGCATTTGATGAGTTGAAAGTTATTTCGAAACAGAGTAAAGATAATACTTCCGGTTCTGGAAGTGGTGGAAGTGGTGGCGGTTCTGGTTCTGGTGGTTCTGGCGGTGGAGATACCGGAAAACTGGTTCAGACCGACACGATTTTTAAGAAATTCAAAAGCGACATCAAAGACCTTGAAGGACTTGGAAAAGCAATATCCGGTTCCCTTATCAATGCGATGAAAGGTATCAAGTGGGATGAAGTATACGCCAAAGCATCCGGCTTCGGTAGTGGACTTGCCAAATTCCTTAACGGACTATTTGAGGGTCAGAAAGGAACAACGCTTTTCGGAGAAACCGGAAAACTGATTGCAAATTCATTAAACACGGTGCTTCATGGATTGGATTCGTTTGGAACGACATTTAATTGGAAGCAATTTGGAAATTCAATCGCAGACGGAATAAACAAGTTTTTCCAAAACTTTGACTTTGCATTATTGGCTAAAACGCTTAATTCGTGGGCGCAGGGCGCGTTTGATACAGTTACGACAGCATTAAGTAAAATTTCATGGAAGGATGTATGGAACGGAGCAAAGGAGTTTTTAAGCAACCTAGATGTAAAAACAGTTGGAATCATAATCGGTGCGCTGACAATCAAAAAAATTCTTGGATTACATCTTGCAAAAACCGCACTTGATATAATCGGAACTTCCATTTCAAAAGCAATAGCTGGTTCACTTGCATCAAGGCTTGGCGTTGAAATTGCGGCAAATGAGGGAATCTCGGCAGTATTGTCTACCGCTTTGTCAAAAAAAATAGGTGGGGCGTTTGCTACACTTGGAACAACTGTTTCAGCTGGTGTCAAAGCTTTATTCGGTAGCGGTGCGGCAGAGAGCGCACTTTCTTTTATCAGCCCGGTAGCAAAAGCTATAACCGGGATTGGCTCTGTTGCGATTGGCGCATTTACTGCAATATCAAACTTTGTGACCATGTTAAAGAACGGATTCAGTTGGCTTAATGAAGCACTTATGCTTGTCGGAGTTACGATTACGGCAGTCGGAGCGGTTATTTTAGGGGTAGCGGCAGCACCTGCAGCGATTACCGCAGGAATAGTAGCCGGTGTTGCAACGGCGGCTGTAGTAGTCAAGGATCATTGGAAAGAAATAAAAGGAATTTTCTCAAAAGCAGGAGATTGGTTTAATACTAATGTGATTAAGCCAATAAGCGGTTTTTTTAAGGGATTATGGGAATCTGTTTCCGGTTTTTTCTCTTCTTTATGGAAAGATATATCCGGTGTATGGAAAACAGTTTCTGGATGGTTCAATACTAATGTTATAACTCCTATTGTTTCATTTTTCCAAGGATTTTCGAAAAGAGTTGGTCAAATCTTTGAAGGATTGTGGATCATTGTCAAGGCTGTATGGATTGTTGTTTCTGATTGGTTTAAATCAAAGGTAATAGAGCCAATAAAGAAGAATTTTGAATTATTGAAATCGGCAGTATCAACCGCATTTAAGGTTCTATGGACAACTGTGAAATCGGTATGGGCTGTGGTTTCCGGTTGGTTTAAGGAGCATGTTACAACACCTATTAAGAATGCTTTTAGTTCAGCAAAAGAATCTATTCAGAAAGCATTTAGCGCGGCAAAAACAGCGGTAACCGGGGCGTGGAACAGTGTTTCTAGTTGGTTTAAAGAACATGTAACCACCCCGATAAAAAATGCTTTCTCGAAGATGAAAGAAAGTGTAGCTGAAATATTCAGCAAATTATGGAATAGCGTGAAAAGTGGTGTTGCCGGGGCAATGAACACCGTAATTTCAAGAATTGAAACAGCAATAAATTCATTGATCGGTGGAGTGAATACCGTTTTGAGAGGGTTCAACAGTGTTGTTTCTGCGGCGGCTAAAGTAGCAAAGGTAAAGTGGAGCGGAGTCGATCTTGTGCCGAAAGTGAGCCTACCTAAAGTAAAGGCTTATGCAACGGGCGGTTTTATGGATAAATATAGCATAGCAACAGTTGGAGAAAATGGACTTCCGGAAATTATGGGAACGGTCGGAGGTAAGCCGGCGGTCGCAGGAAGCCAAGAAATTACTGGAATCAAAGATGCTATCAATTCAACATCTGCGCAAGAGGTTTCCTTATTGCGACAGCAAAATCAGTTATTACAAGCTATTTTACAGAAAAATTTCGGAATTACTACAAGCGACGTAGGAAAAGCTGCAAGGGATTATGGTAGAGAACATTACAATCGAACCGGAGACAATGTATATGTTTTTTAGTGACTTCTATAATAGAACGTGATATAATTCTAAATAAATCATATCACAAGAAAGGAGTCATTATGAGAAGCACAAAAAAATTATTAGTAGCGATGGGGTTGGCATTTGCCGTTTTGATTTCGGCTATGCCAATCCAAAATGCAGATGGGAAACAGATTGTTGCACAGGCGGCAACTATCAAATTAAGCAGAAAGACTCTTAATTTAAAAATTGGAGAATCCGCAACATTAAAGATAAGCGGAATGAGGAAAACTGCTAAATGGAGTAGTGGCAATAAATATGTTGCTTCTGTAAATAAGTCTGGAAAGGTTCTGGCGGTTGGGGAAGGAACAACGTACGTAAAAGCAAAAATTGCAAAGAAAACGCTTTCTTGCAAAGTTACCGTCACTTCTTCCTTTAATGCGAACAAGGTAAAGAAAAACATCTCAATTGAATACCAAGATAGTGGTCATGGAGTTGTTGCTATCTTAAAAAACAACAACAAGGTAAATGTTGATCTGGACGCAAAACTTGTATACTACAAAAACGGTAAAATGCTGGATAGCAAAAGCGATTGTAACAGAGCTTTTGAATCCGGTAAGGAATGTGTTCTTTATTTTGACGCACCGAGCGATTCTGATTATAACGATGTTTCTTATGATAACTATAAAATGTCGTTGAGTGTTGATGAAGCAACAAATGCTGTTTGTGATGTTCGCAATATAATGGTTCAATCAGACATTGGAGCAGATAATGTTACGGTTGAAGCTACAAACGATTCCGGAAAAGATTTTTCATTTGTAAAAATTTCTTGCGTAATGTATGATGCATCTGGCAACTTGATCAAATATGATTATCATTATGCAGAATGTGAAAAGAATGGAGATACAGATTATTTTTCATTTAGTTTTCCGTACGATTCAAATTACGATACGATCTATCCGAGCAGTTATAAGATATATGTTGATGAAGCATATACATATACTTGGTTACAGTAAAAATTGAAAGATAAATGATACTTAAGCCGTGGAAACACGGCTTATTTTAATTCCAAAATCGGATTGACACAAAATCAAAAATAGTCTATCCTTATTACTAAGGAAACAACCTTATCCGTGAAGATGCGGATTACTTACTTGAACGCCATACTGTACGAAAGAGGAAACCAATGTGATTTCACAAGTGGCTTCCTCTTTTTTATTCAGATAAAAATGTATGGAGGTAGACACGAATGAAAAAATCACAACTTATGCTTAAGATTCAAAACAGCATTGAGGTATTTGAGAATCCAATATTCGGACAGATTAGAATGGTCATGGTCGATGATGAACCATGGTTTGTTGGAAAGGATATATGCGAAGTATTTGGAGATACGAATTACAGAAGAAGCCTTTCAAATATTGATGATTCTGATAAGGGTGTGTCACAAATTGATACTCCCGGTGGAAAACAAAGAATGACGGTTGTTAATGAAAGCGGTTTGTATTCCTTGCTCTTTCAGATGCAACCACAGAAAGCAAAGGGTGTGTCACAAAACGACTCCCTTATAAACGAAAGAAAAGAAAAACTTCATAAGTTCAAACGTTGGGTAACATCCGAGGTTCTCCCTACAATACGTAAAACAGGTGGGTATGTCAATAATGATGAATTATTTATTTCCACTTACCTGCCATATGCAGATGAAAACACTAAGCTGATATTTTCACAGACATTAAAAACTGTTAGGGAGCAGAATGAAACCATTAAAAGGCAGCAGAAAGAAATCATCCATAAGGAAGATGTTATTATCGGACTTGTTGACGATATTGACTTAGCAACCAAGAGACAGCGGATAACGCAGATTGTCCGTTTCGGCGCCGATGGAAAGTATCAAGAACGCTATTCGTTGCTTTATGGAGAATTTGAAAGGAAATATCACTGCAACCTTAAATCAAGGATGGAAGGATGCGCACTCAAACCGAAAGTAAGAAACAAGATGGATTATATCGACAGGGAAATGGGAATGATTCCGCAGTTGTACGAAATCGCTTGCAAACTTTTTGAAAACGATGTAGAAAAGCTGAAATCTGAATGGGAATCAGTAGTAGCTTAAAATTTAATCAAATGGATAGCATCTACCAAAATGGTAGGTGCTATTTTTATACCCATTTTTAGGAGGTAAACGATGGGATATGGTGGATATTTAGTAAAGTTTGGCAATTATACCATACCGAACAGTTTAATAAAGCAGGGCACGTTTAGTTCCTATTTGAATATGCAGGACTTAGACCCTTGGACTGATGAAAACGGATATGAGCATCGTGATGCCGTGGAACTGAAAGCCTTAAAAGTTGAGTTTGAAACCAAAGCCATGCTGACCGAAAAGCAGTTTGACGATTTTTGGGAAAATATCGAAAAGAACTATACCAAGGCAAAGGAACGCGGCGGCTATATCACGGCATACGTGCCTATGAAACGCGGATATGTGACACAGTACGGATATATCGCTGATATTCAGCCTACGTTCTATTCTGTGGCACATGGGAAGATTAAGTATGACCCAATAAAATTTTCATTTATAGGCGGTGTATATGATAAATAGTAGTTTGAAAGAAAAGTATTGGGATTCCTCGACAGATAAACAGATGGTCATATCTGTTGTTGGAACGAATCAGAAAATAGACAATTCGATGCTTGAAATCGGTACGTTTGCGCTCGAAGAAAGTCTTTGTTCGGAGTCTGAATTAAAATTTGGAGCATGCGAAGCGAATTGCGTAAAATTCACAGCACGGAACACCGCAGGAAACATTATTGGAAAGAAAATCTCTATCGAAGAAACGATTGATGGAGATAGCGAAAATCCGATGCCATACGGAATTTTTAAGGTTGCATCCGATGTTCCTACGGCTGACCGAACAAAACGGCAGATTACGGCATATGACGCTATGTATGACATTATCAATACAGATGTAAAGTCTTGGTATGCAGGACTTAGTTTTCCGATGACATTAAGGCAGTTCCGAAATAGCTTCTTTGCGCACCTTGGAATTGCGCAAGTTGAAACAAGCCTTGTCAATGATTCAATGACGGTCAATAAGACGATTGTAGCCACACAGACGGACGATTCAAGTGCGGTCACAGAAGAATCCTCTATCAGTGGAAAAACGGTTGTAACGGCAATCTGTGAGATTAACGGATGCTTTGGTAATATCAACCGAGAGGGCAAGTTTGAGTATGTCTTTCTGAAAGCAATCACAAGCGCGCTTTATCCGGCAGAAGATTTATTCCCATCTGACAATTTATTTCCGTCTGATGCGAACACAGAGTCCATGACCGGACACTATATCACGTTTGATTATGAGGACTTCCAAAGCAAGGCAATCACACAGCTTGAAATCAAGACAAGCGAAGATAATGCCGGTGCTATTGTTGGAACTGCCGGAAACAACTATTCGATTACAGGAAACTTTCTTGTATCAGACAAGACCGGAGCGGAGCTGGAACAGATTGCAAATAACCTGTTGCCGATTATGGCACAGGCGGCATACACACCGATTAAAAGTTGCACTTGTGTCGGAAATCCATGTCTGACGCTTGGAGAACCTATCCGGTTCAATACCACAAGAGAAATTGTTGAAACGTATCTATTGCAACGCACGCTAACCGGAGTGCAAAGCAAGAGAGATTCAATCTCGGCACAGGGTACGCAGACGCACTCAGCAAAGGTAAATTCTATCAGAGACACGATTGAAAGCGTGGAAAGACGTACCGGAAAGTTAGAGAGGAACGCAGACCATCTTCAATCCACATATGAGGATTTAGAAGAACAGACAAACTCTAAGTTTGAGCAGACCGCAAAGAGCATTTCCGCAGAAGTCAATCGAGCACAAAAAGCAGAAGGCGAATTGGATGCGTCCTTGGAATTAAAGTTAGGCAGAGATGAGAACGATCAAGTTATTTCGATGATCAATGCAAGCGCAGACCAGATTATGCTTCGTGGGAACAGGCTCATAGTCGAAAGCAACAACTTCAGGCTTGATGGAGCTGGACGAGTAACAATAATCGATTCGCTAAACTTTAATTCGACAGCGCTCGGTGATGACCTTACAATTATTGGGCTTGACGGAAGAGACAGACCCATGCTGCAAAACATACTCATTGACCTAGGCACTGTAACAGATTCAAACGAGGAAAACTTGGCAACTGAAAGTTATGTTGACAATTCGCTGAGCGACTACGCAACCAAAAGCGAATTGCCAAGTGGGTATTTTACAGATGTAGATTATACACTTAATGATAGCTCTACAACCAAGTATTCGCCCAGACACTTTAATAAAGTGTCTAATTTTGGCTCGAGGGAAAGTACCTTGGATATCGAGGGTCTTTTGATTTCTATTCCGAGTTCCGATAAAAGGCTGAAAAATAATATACAATCATTAAGGGATATTAAAAGCGTTTATATGGCAATGTGCCCGGTTGAATATACATGGAAACCCGGATACATCACGCAACACACAGGCTTACAGTTTGGTTTAATTGCGCAGGATTTAGAGAAGATTTTGCAGGATGCCGGATTGTCCGATAGCGGACTTGTACTAAAAGAAAATGCCGAAGAGGATGAAAGAGCAATTCACGGAGATTCAAAGACATGGAAAATTGACAAGGAAAATCTCCATGCAATGCACATACAGATGATCCAGATGCAGCAGAAAGAAATCGAACTTTTGCAGCAGAAAAACGAAGATCTGGAACGCAGATTATCAGCGTTAGAAAGGAGTGTGAACCATGCAGAAAATTTATAGCCGGACATACTGGGAGAATTTTCCAAGCGAGAAAACAGCAATTGATGCCATGCGGTTAAATAATGCGGAAGCCGGCATTGACAATCTGGATGATCGTGTGGTTGCTATGGATGCGTCTAAGGTTGATTTGGCAAAGGCAAATGAGCTTGTGAAAGAAATTCTGTGGGATGAATCCAACGGAACGCTGACGGTCGTTAAGATGAACGGTTCCAAGGCTGTTATTGATACCAAACTTGAAAAGCTGGCTGTCAACTTCAAATACGATCCGCAGACGCAACAGCTGATTATTACACTTGATGATGGCACCACTCAGAAAGTTGATTTGTCTGCGCTGATTACAGAATATGAATTTCTTGATTCCGATACGATCGCTTTTGAACTTACATCTGACGGAAAAGTCAAGGCGATAGTGAAAGAGGGAAGTATCCAAGAAAGGCATCTGCGTCCGGATTATCTTGCAGATATTAAAGTGGAATCTTCCAAGGCTGTAAATTCTGCAACTAATGCAAAAACATCCGAAACCAACGCTGCAAAATCCGCCACAGATGCCAAGGACAGCGCAGACCGAGCGCAGGAAATCGAAAACGAGATTAACAAGAAACTCACAATGACAGAATTTGATGTGAATGAGGATGGAGAGTTGATTTACACGGACAATTCTGCTTATAACTTTGTCGTTGACAATGACGGAAATTTAAACTGGGAGGTGGCTTAAATGGCTATAGCAGGAAGAGTGGCAATTGTGCCAAAGGGCGATTGGAGCGCAGATGCTACATATAAGAGATTGGATGCAGTAACTTATAATAACACATTGTATTTTGCGAAAAAAGAAGTTCCGGCAGGAACGGCAACAAGTAACACGGAATATTGGTCTAAGTCTATCGTGGGCGGTGCTAGTGCGATTGCAACAACAGAGGATGCCGGAGTTGTAAAGCCGGACGGAAAAAGCATGAGCGTAGATGAAAGTGGAACGCTTAGTATTAACTTGGATGGCACCACAATTACATTGGACGAAGCGAAAAACGTCATAAAGCTGGCTGACACATTAAAAGATAAAATTAACGGTGCATTTCCAGCGGCGAACTTAATCAACAACCTTACAACCACAGAAGCCGGATTTGGTTTGGATGCCCGGCAAGGGAAAGCCTTGGATGATAAAATCACCGAAATAAACGGCAGTTTAAATAATATTGGGTTTAAAGATGTAAGCGATAAATTAGATACAGACCATGTAACTGGACAGATGTCAGCTGTTAATATTGGTAAAATAGTTATGGTATATTTTAATATTATACCAAAAGCTGTTAGCGACAATATAACAATCCTACCAGCTGGAACTATACCAAATGCATATGTATACGCATACCACTCTATAAACACATGGGGACAGTCTGCAATACCGGATTCTCTAATGGCTGTAAGAGATGATGGCTCTCTTGCTTTCTGGTCTGGTAAAGATTCAATAGGAACTACGATTTTTGATTCCTTTATTTATCTTTCTAGATAATCATCATTGCACTTTTTAAATAAGTCTGAGAGCCCAAAGCTCGTAAGCAAGAGTTAATATATGGTCTGACCAGCATAAGAAATGAAGTTCAACAGGTTCAATAATATTTGCTACGAAAGTGTTAGTTACAGATCTTACGGGACTATGCCCATCAGTTGCCGTCTTCGTACTAACAGGCATATTTACATATTTTTCATAATACACAAAAGTGTATTCTTTTGTATCCATAGAAGTGTCTATGTAGACATCGTCTTTACAATTTGTATGCGCTTTAAACCCCAATATGTATTTGCCCGGTTGCAGAGTTATAAATTTATCACTTTTCTCCCAACTGTTAATAGCGGATAGAGTCATATTCTGTTGGCCAGAGAAAATTATATCTCGGTTATTATTTAAACTGCCGTTTAAGAAAATATATCGAACAAATATTCGAACGTAACTTATAAACTATTTATTATAGAAAGGAAAAATAACATGGATAAAATTATTTTAAAAAATCAGACCAGCTTTGAAATTGCCGATGGTGCAAGCCTTGGAAACATCCAGATCAAAGCCGAGAACTTCGAAGCCATTAAAACGATCACGGACGCTTTTGCAGAGAACAACCTTGCGGAGGTAACATTTACACACAACGATGCAGTGTCGGGGAAATATACCGATCTGAAATCCGATGGGTTTACATATATGCCGAACATGGGCGAAGATGGCGCTGAAGATGGTACATACACCGTAACGGTCAGCTTGCGGACAAAGACGGAGATGGAAAAGGCAATTGATGAGCTTAAAGCCGGACATGAAGCAAATGCAGAAGCAATCCAAGAACTTGCAAGTATTACTGCAGAAAGTGAGGTGTAGGATATGGTTAAATTCTACGTAAGACGTATTCTGGTAGACAAGAAAATGACGATTGATGAAGTGCCGATGCGTTGGCGCGCAAAAGTGCAAGAAGAGATTGAGAAACAGCTCTCCGCTTCTCTGCAATGACATTTTCTGTCGAAACTTGCGACCGAAAAATGTTGAAATCATGCATATTACAGTGATACTATGGACTTGTCCGAAAGGACGCTTCAAGTTCTGGCATGGGTGGGGTTTGGCATGGCTCCGCCCATAATTAGGGATTGACTATACAGAACGTATGTTCTACAATAATTGTCGAGGTTAGTTATCATTTGAATCGAAAGGGTGGGAGCAATGGATAACAACGAAAACGAGTATTACAAAAGCAAAATCATTGAATTGATTGAAAAATGCGACAATACTAGATGGCTTCGAGCCATATACGTATTTGTAAAAGAACTGTTAAAATAAGAAGAAAGCCAAGGGTTTGCGCATTGCCCTTGGCTTATTTTTATTTCTTCTTTGAAATCATATCAACAAAATCTTCTAGTTTATCCCAGCCATCTTTATCTAGCTGCGCTAGCGCAGAAATCAATTTCTTTTTAAAATTTCCGTCTTCTGATTTCATAACATCTGCAAGCATTTTTGAAATTTGCTCATCTTTTGTTTCCGGCATAAACATTTCTCCGTTTCCGGTGCGAAGCCAATCTTCATTAACGTTGCATTTCTCACATACAAGTTTAATAAATGCATCTGATGGATTTCTTCTTCCGGATTCATAGCTAGAAATGTTTTCTTTTGATATTTCCAAGTAATTTGCAAATGTTTCCTGAGTTTTCCCATTAGGATTGCTTTTTCTTATCTCCTTTAGGCGCTCCTTCATATTAACACCTCCTTTCAACTTGATTATACAAGTCACAATCGCAAATGTCAACGACAAAAATTGTACAATGTACAAAAATAACTATTGACAAAGATTGTACGGCGTACTATTATAAGAATGTACAAAGTACAAGAAAGGAGGAACAAAAGTGAAAAAACCATCTGTTTCAGATGTTGCATTAGTGGTGTCAATCTTAACTTTGATTTTTGTTGTAATCAATTCTTTTATATGAAATGCGAAATTATGCTCCATATAAAAGCCAAGACTGATACAGTAACCGCAATCCATCCTTTGATATCTGCCTTGCTAGATGTTTTTACTGCGGTTTCAGATTGAGCCTTAGAACTTTCTGCAATTTCTTTTGCTGATTCAGCTTGCATCTTTGCGGATTCGGCAATATCGTGAAGTTCTTTGCTTGTTTGCTCAATAAAAGCGGTTTGTGCTTCTAGCATCTCAATCGGGGATTTGCCATCTTCGTATTTAGGCATTTCGATGTCTGTGACGGATTTGTTGAAAAAACCATCCAATTGTGGACGAGTAGGTATGTAGCGCATATGGAAATCTCCTTAAGTTTTTAAGGAATTATATCATGGAAAGGAAGTGAATTCAATGAGTGAAAAGGAAAAACGCGTTGTTGAAAAACTTCGTGATGCCATTCCGAATATGACAGATTTTCAGAAAGGATATGTTCTTGGAATGGTAGAGAGTTCTGCTTCAAAACATAGTGAGCAGGGCGAGGAAAACGAAACACATAATGGAAAGGAGAATTAAAATGAGCAATTTTGAATTTCAGAAAGTTAATTCAAGGGTAATTCGTAGCGGTGACAACTATTTGGCAAAGGTTGACTCTGCGGAAACTTTTTCAAGCATTTTCGTTGACGAGGAAACAACATATGGAGTCTCTGTAAGAGATGCACAGATACAGACAGGAGATTCGACTTACACACCTGCAATGGCTTTTACATATTCCATGGAAGATGGTTCTGTGCGTTTTATAGATGTTGTTGTATGTCCGTTACTCGGAACGTTTGTTTCTGACTGGTACTAAATTATAAAGTGGCAGAAAGGAGCATGAATGAAAAAAGTAATCCAATTCATCATAGGTGCGGTTGCAATGGAGTATTCCTTGGTTGCCGCTTGCTATATGGATAGTGAGGGCACAGCCGGGAATATGGCGGCTATTAAATTTGTAGCCGGAGCAGTAATTGCGGCAATCATGTATTACTGGTCAGAAGTAGACCGGAAGAGAGCCGAACTTGACGAGCGAATTAAGAGAAAACGCAGAATGAGAGATGATGCATGGTAGACGTTGTGTATATAAGTGGCACGAGATGTTCCACGGAAGAAAAGCGTATGCTTGCTGAACTTTTGGCAGGGAAACGAAAGAAACAGAATGATAAAGATAATTTTGAAAATGTTCTTGACAGAGAAATGGAAAGGAGAAGCAATGGAGAACAAAATAACACTGATCGGTGATGTTGTATCAGCACCAAGGGAAAGCCATAAATCAAGCGGTAAGATTTTTTATAAATTTTTCATCGGAGTTGAAAGAAGAAGCGGTGTTGCAGATATTCTTCCGGTACTGTTTGACAAAGAAATCAGCGATACAGAAATTAGCGGAACAGTATGTGTCAATGGGAAGATAATTACTAGGCGCGTGAGAACAGGATCCGGAGAAGCCATTCTTATGTATGTTATGGCTGATGCGATCACAAAACCAGAGGATGATAGCCCTTTGAATGAAGTAAGTCTTGATGGAATCATCGAGGAAAAGCACCTTAGAGAAACACCACTTGGTCGTAAAATCTGTGATGTGAAACTCAAAACTTTAAGAGAGAATGGGAAAGAGGATTTGATTACTTGTATTGCATGGGGAAAGTGTGCAGAATATACGGACTCGCTTGCTTTAGGCGATAGGGTAAGCACATACGGAAGATTACAGAGCCGTAGATACAAGAAAACGTGTAAAAATGGTCGCGTTGTGGAAAAAGTTACATATGAGTTATCAATAAAAGGAATCGTGGGGGTGTAACATGGGAAAGAAAAATTATGTTTATGTTCCAAAAGAAGAGTATGAAGAACTGATTGAGTGCAAGTTACATATCAACATGTTACACGGATACATTACAAAAGAACATGAAGATAATATCAGATTGCGAGGATGCAAACAGGGCACAACAGATATGCTGACAATCGAAACTTTGAGTGGATACATGGAGAACGAAAAGCATTTCGATAGACTGGAAAGAGAATTTAAAGAAAGGGTGAGACAAAAATGCGAATGATTTTGAAATCGTTACATATGGAGAATTTCAAAGGGGTAAAGGATAAGACATACGAATTTGGCAAGACAACAAGGGTTTCCGGCATGAACCGGAGAGGAAAGACCACAATCGGGGCGGCATGGTACTGGCTGACGTCTGATAAGAACTATGAACTTGTCAGCAATCCAAATATCAGACCGGACAATATAGAAGATTGCATTCCAACCGTTACTGCAGATGTTGATGTGGACGGAAAAGAGATTACTCTTTCCAAGATGCAGAAGCGAAAAGTTGGAAAGCCGGATAAAAATGGAGTTTCGAAAGTTACTATCACAAATACATATGAGATCAATTCTGTGCCTAAGACAGAACGTGATTTTAAGGCATATCTGGAAGAATTAGGGTTTGAGTTTGATAAATTCCTCATTTGTTCGCACCCGAATGTGTTCACTAAGGATTTGTCTTTAAAGAAAAAACAGGATGAAATGAGAAAATCCTTATTCGCTATGGCAAGTGCAAAAACAGATTTAGAGATTGCGCAAATGAATAAAGAAACTGCGGATGTTGCCAAATTGCTTGAATCCTACAAATTTGAAGAGATTGAAGCCATGAACAATGCTTCCAAGAAAAAAGCGGTTGATCAGTTAGACGCTATTCCAAATCAGATCATCGGGCTGGAGAAAGCAAAGGTTGATGTAGATGTGGCAGAGCAGGAGTTGTTAAAAGCCGATTTAGAGAGAAAGATTGAAGCCCTTGAAGATTTAATGGCGAAATCTGATGTGCGGATTGATGAAATGCGCAGCGAAGAAATGCATTGTCAGTTTGAAATGTCAGCTATCGCGCAGACCATGAATAACGAACTTTCAAGTAAGAAACGTGAGATCGAAAATCATAAATACGACCACGAACGGAAGTTGCAGGATGTTCGTTCATCAATCAAAAAAGCGCAGGATTCCATTGAAAGCAATAAGAAATCAATTTCTGAACAGACTCTTAAGAAAGCTGAACTTGCGAAAAGGTACAAAGAGGAAAAGGAAAAGAAGTTTGACGATTCCAAGTGGGTATTTGACGAATCCACAACGGTTTGCTCGTTATGCGGACAAAGATTGCCGGAAGATAAAATAGAGTCTTTAAGAGCCGATTTTTCGCAGAGAAAGGCGGATGCAATCGAAATATTTAATGAAGAACACGCGAAAACACTTGCTATGATTGTTGATGATGGAAATGCGTGTGCTGAAATGATTAAGAAACTGACCGAGAATAACAAGGAATTGGAAAACACAATTAACACCTTGAAACTTAATGAAGCGGAAGAAATTGATATTATCAAAGGATTTGATGAACAGATTTCTAAGATTCCGGATTCCGCTGATTATATGCAGAACGCGGAATATGCCAAGTTAAAGGCTGGACAGGATAAATTGCTTGCTGATATTGCAGAGTTAGAATCCAAGGGCAAAGATAAGGTGGCTGATTACGCAAAAGCAGATAAAGCAAAATTGAAGAGTCAGCTTGACGAAGTGAATAAGATTATCGCACAGTCTGAAAACAATGTTCGCATTGATGAACAGATTGCAGATATGCAACATAAACAGAGCGAGTATGGACAAGCAAAGGCAGATGCCGAGAGGATTCTTTATCAGCTCAAAGAAGTTTCAAAACGAAAGAATAAGTTACTTGTTGAGGAAATCAATCAGCATTTCGGTATTGTACGTTGGAAGTTGTTCGATTTCCAGAAGAACGGAGAATATAAGGAAGTTTGTATTCCTACGGTACTTGATGAAGAAACCGGCATTTATCAGGTATTCGGCGATACGACAAACACCGGCAGGGAAATTGAAGCGAAGATTGATATTTGCAACAGTTTTCAGAAGTTCTTTAATATGTATGTTCCGATTTTCCTTGATGGTGCTGAGAGCATCAATGACGAATATGTGCCGGTCGTTGATACCCAGCTAATTCTTCTGACGGTTTCCGAGGATAAGCAGTTGAAAGTGGAGGGTGTGTAGGATGAGTTACATTGAAATTTTTAAGTTTGATGAAAATGGAGATTCTGAAAGTTATGGAGAGGTAAGTAACGCATGGCTTGGTTCAATGCAAGTGTGGAACATTTTAGGGGAAAAGTATTGTGGTCATGGGGCATCATTATTTGACATGGGGCAGATGGAAGCAATTTGGAATCTTGTGGATGATAAATCTGTCACGTATGATGAAAAAATCGTCCTGTTTACCACATTCGATAAATACCTTGTTAAGAAAGAAGATATTCCCAAAGTTATTGATGCTTTCCGCAAGTTTGAGGGAAATACAAATCTTAATGAGCAGGCAGATGTGCTTGAAAGTTTGTATGAAGAACCGAATTGTATTGCGGTTGGATTCCATCAGAACAGTATAAGTTGCGAGCAGTGGTTTGACTATAACTGCATTCAAGACAAAGAACACTTTTGGCTATTTGATGAACTGAAAGAAAGCGAGGGTGCCGAATGTCAAGAGTTGGAATAAGCAACAACATCATACAGCCGGATGCACGGTGTATGTCGTGCAAGCGTTGGAAGAGTGCAAGTAAAGGGTTCTGGGGAAGAGCCGGATATTGTTCTCTTCCGTATTGCGAGAAAGATATGAGAAATAAAGGAAAGAGAGGCCGTATACATGGATGATATTGAAAAATTGAAAGCCGAAAATTCAGATTTGCGAACAAAGGTAGATAACCTTGAGCATAATGAATATAAACTTATAGGAGAACTTGAAAAAGCCTCAAAAACAAACGAAAGACTTTTGCGTATTCTTGAAAATTTGTCAAATGGATATGTGAAAAAGGAGAGGTAATTATGCAGTATATCAAAGCGAAATTTCCAAACAGTACAAGAAGCTACGTGTATCGCACCGAGGATTCTGTGAAAGCCGGTGACATGGTTGTAAATTCCAATGGTGCAAAGCTTACGGTCACGGATGAATCGGTGGATATGAAGTGGGTAGAAACATACGGTGCTGATAAGGTGGCAATTGTGAAGAAGTATGAAGAGCCGGTAGATGCCGGAGAAAGTGAGGAATAAATTATGATTAAATCAGATTTTGGAACAGTAGAGGTAACCGGTTTTAAACCGGTTGTAATGGCAGAGTTCGTGTCACTGTTAGAGGTTTTAAAGCACGAGCTTGGGAAAGAAGATTACAACCGCATTTTACAGGATGCGGACAATACAAAGAAGTCCGGTGATGAACCGGAAGAAAAGGAAGTGGACTTTGAGCCACATTTAGTACCGCCGGATGGAACTGTCGACTACGGACGTATCGGAGAAGAAACGAACATTTGTGACATTACAGGGGAAAATTTGAGCGTTGGAGATACAGTAAATTTATATGCCATTGAGGACAACGGACAGGTTTCATTCAGAGGGGAACATTCGATTGTGAAATACGATAATTCGGAGTTTGTGATGGGAGTGAGCGGAAGCAAATTCAACAGGGGATTTAGCAACAATGATTTTGAGTGGCTCATCATTCTGAACAGACGGCATAAGGAAATCAAAGACGGAGAAACGGTGGATTGTATTAAGTACATTAAATCAGAAAGGGCAGGTAAGTAATTATGGCAGAGAAAAACAGTTTAGAGGTACAGAAAGTCAACACTGCGGTCAGCCAGTGGACTAATTCAATCACGAACCTTGTTACAAAGGATTTTGAGTTATGCGGTGTGCCGTATGATGATTATTCAAAGCAGTGCGCCATGTCAGCTATGACAAGCATTTATCAGCTTGTTAAGGATAGCGATAAAATCAAGGATTTAAACGGACTTGATACATCAAATCTGCGAGAGGTTGTCGGTCAGTGCGCAAGCCTTAAACTAAATGCTAATGCAGTGCCGAGAGAGTGCTATTTTCAGCTTAGAACAAAGAAGTCCGGAGACAACTATGTGCAGGTTGTAGAAATGGGAATTGAGGGGGACGGCAACGATGCATTACTTCGTAACTACGGAGAAAATGTAGATACCGTATATCCTTGTTGGCTTGTTAAAGACGGTGACGAGTTTTCCTATCCAAAGCATAAGGGTATCGAAATGACACCGCCGGAATGGGAAGAAGTGGGACGGTCGCAGAAAGTTGTCCGTGTTGTTTATCCTCTGAAATTAAAGGACGGCACATTTCAGTATCTGATCGCAGAGAGAGACGGCGTAAAGGTTAATCTGTTCGCTCATGTGCGCAACAATCTGATGAATGAGACTTTCGGAATTTGTCAGAATCGTTACAAGGCATCAGCCGAGCAGTTGAGCAAAATCAAGGCTAAGAAAGAGGAGATTTTCGATGCTTTGAGAAAATGCGCAACAGTTGATGAAATGTTGGAATGTGAAGTTGCAAAGCCTTATATCAGCGCGGCATGGCTCGACACACCGGAATCAATGATTGTTCGTAAAATGCGCAACAATGCAATCAAGAAGTATCGCAAGGACTTTAACAGTATGGCAAAGCAGTCGTTCAATCAGCTTGATGAAACCTATGTGCAGACGCAGGAAGAAATTGCAGAGAACGCCAATTCCGAACCGTTTGTCGTAACTGAATCCGAAGCAACCGAAAGTGCAGCAGTTGAGCCGGAGAAAGTAGCCGGAGAAGTCGTTGAGAATGACGAGAATGTACCGGACTTTATGAAAGATTAGGAGGTTGCCATGAGAGTTATATCACAGGACGGAGCACTTGATATTCCGTATGAGCAAGTAGTTATTCAGAGGTTTAATGGAGAAATCTATTTTTTGAACAAGAACCTTACAGGGATAGATGATCTTGTCAGTGACATTGTTATTGCTAAATACTCCACCGAAGAAAAAGCAAAGAAAGCCATGGAAGAATTGAGATATACCTATATGTGTCACAGCCTTGTAAAGATGGGGCAGACACAGCCAGATGGAATTGACGAAAATATTGACGAAAAACTCACTATGGGTTTGAGCGGAGTATTTCACTTTCCGGCAGAGGAAGAATTGGAGTAGGGTATGGATAATTTAACAAGATACACCGCAGACGATGAAGTACCGAATTGTGGACGATGTGAACACATCAATGATTCTAATGAATGGTGTATGCAAAATTGCGGCGGAGCAAATGGCTGGAGCGGCTATTTGAGATATGGAGAAAGCGAGGTGACAAAAGATTGAAACTTAGAGTTTTGGGTTCAAGCAGTTCCGGAAACTCATACGCCTTGATTTCAGACAGTGGCGAAATCCTTGCCATTGAAGCAGGTGTGAAATTTATGGACTTTAAGAAAATGATTGATTGGAAAATAGCAAATGTTTCCGGATGCATTGTGAGCCACGAACACGGAGACCATGCACGATACATAAAAGATTTCATGAAATCCGGAATTCCGGTTTATACGGCATTTGAAACGCAGACAGCACTTGAAACCATAACCGGAGAACGTACAATAGCCATTCCACCGCGCAGAACACGGCAAATCGGCAGTTTTACGGTAACACCATTCAATGTACCGCATGATACGGAAATCGAGTGTTATGGCTATTTAATCGAGCATGAGGAAATGGGTAAGCTGCTATTCCTAACCGACTTGGAATATTGCAGATATGACTTTTCCAACATGAAGGTTGAGCATATCATGGTTGAAGCCAATTATAGCATGGACTTGGTAGACCGGAATGAACCGAACTATGAACACCGTTTGCGAGGTCATATGAGCCTTTATACGGCACTTAAATTTATTCAGAAGAACGACAACCCAGCTTTACGAAATGTCGTTTTAATACACTTATCGGACACAAGCGGAGATCCCGCGTTATTCCTACAACGAACGAAAAAAACAATTAAATATGGAGCAAATGTTTATGTTGCAGAAAAAGGGCTAGAGGTTGATATGAACCTTTGTCCGTTCTGAAAGGAGAAAGCATGAAAAAAAGGAACAAAGTGCAGAGTTATTAGTGATAGTCATGGTTTTTTTAAAACGGGAGAAATCGTTGTTGCATTAGAAACCGATGATGTGCCATATTGCGCAAAAGAATCGGCATATTCTCCGGAAAAAACACATATCAGTTATGAATCAAGCGAGTACAACCCTTTAAAGGAGAGTGAACTTGAAGTGATTGAAGAATAAATCGGTTGAAACACCGGCTGAAAAGCGAAAGAAACCATTCTAACGCATGGAGAATAATAGTTATCACAAGCTTATTGAAAGCCATGTTTTGGCGGTGCGTTTACCGCACCGCCCTTACAAAAGATTGGAGGTAAAAATTGAAATTATGTGAATACTGTATGGCTGAATTTGAGCCGAAGCGACCAGATCAAAAATACTGTAGACCCAAATGTGCAAGAAGATACGCACAGTTTAAAAATTTTAAAAAGGCTGGAAGAACTGTGTATACAAGAATATGCCCGAAATGTGGCAGGCTGTTTATGGCGATAGATGAACGCAAAGTTGATTGCCAAGACTGCATCGGCATTGACATTAAAGAACGATTGAGAAAGCCAAAGAAAAAGGATGATGCAATCAAGGTTGTGAATCATATGGCACGCGCTTCCGACATGAGCTACGGAAAGTTTGTGGCTCAAATGAGCATGAAGCCATTGGAGAGGAAGTGAATGAGTTGGATTATAAGAAATTTAGACAGGCAAAAGCGATAGAAGCCAAGAACAAGCAGAAATGGCTTGTATTGAATCCAAGGCTTGATGAATCAAGCGGAATATATATTCTGACAAGGCAGGACGAAAATGGGTTTAGATATGCATATGTGGGACAGGCTAAGCGTATTTTAACCAGACTGTCGCAGCATCTTTCTGGGTATCAGCACATAGACCTTAGCTTAAAGTCTCATGGGATGTATTCAGAGGATAATCCGCATGGATGGAATGTAACATCAGTACACTGTCCGATAGATAAACTTGATGAGCGTGAGCAGTATTATATCAAATTTTGTGCAAATAATGGCTATCAGCTTCGCAATAAAACAAGCGGATCACAGGGCGAGGGTAAAGCTAAGATTGATGATTACCGTCCGGCAAAAGGCTATTATGACGGCATTAAGCAAGGCAAAAAGAGTCTTGCCAAGGAATTATCGCATATCGCTGAAAAACACCTTAAAATCGAAATTAGAGACGATAAGAAGCATAACAAGGTATCGCAGAAACAGTATGAGAAATTTATGGAGCTTATTAATGTAGATTCATATAAGGGCGGTGAGTAAATGAAAAGAAATGTGGGAAGTATGGATAAATCACAATGCTTAGAAGAAATAAAATCAACTGCTGAGAATTGTTATAACATTGGATATAAGTGTGGATATGAAGCAGCGATAGAAGATTTAAAAACAAAAATCATTGCAAATATGCATGTTGATATATCCGCAAAGATGATGAATGAGTTATTAGAAGAATTAAGAAGCGTTTAGGAGAGGTAAGACAGGAACGCTTGCTTATCGAACCATAGTTCCTAAAAAATCAAGTATTTATGAAAAAGGAGAAAGTAATTATGAACGAAGAAATAATGTTTACAGTTTGTAATATTCCAAAGTTCTTAGAGGAACAGATGAATAAAATGAAAGACACTATTACAGGTGGTATGAATGAAGATAATCTTAAAGGCTATGAATATGCAGTTGAAACTATGTTAGGTATTCTTAGACAGACAATTCATGCTGTCGAGATAGATGGTGAAATTCTTGTGCATAGCGACAAGATTGCTGATGAGAATGATATTGAAGAGTTTGATTTACATGATTTGTTAGAACTTTATGGTTGTAGAGTTGTGGCACAGAAAGAATTTGAAGAATAATTACTTAGAAGGAGTGTTTGATAAATACAAAATTAGGATTTGTGGAGGTAGATATATGATTACGCAGATAGGATTTTTAAGAAAGGGAGATGTGTTCACGTTTGAGGGTAATATTTACAAAGTAGGACATTTGTTGGAAAGTACAAATGGGTATGTTTCCTGTATTGATGTTAATACAGGAAAGAAAAAAAGATTGCATATTGATGTTGATGTAGAAATTGAACAGGCAAACTGAAATTTGTTGAAAGGAGCAAAGTAGAATGAAGATTTTAAGCAAGAAGAAATGTGAAGAAATTTTAAAAAGAATTACTGCAAATGAAATTATTCAGACTGAATACGGACTGCACGACATGGAAGCAGAAACAAAAGCGACAGAAAATAGAGCAGAAATAGCTTTTATTGTCGGCGGTATTAAAGGGATGAATAAGGTACAGAACACATTGAGAAAAAGGTTGAAATAAATCAATCGGAACTTGATGAAATAGGAGAGTGATTAAATGGCAGAAGTCAAGTGGATTAAAATCACAACAGATGTCTTTGATGATGAAAAGATTCTGCTGATTGAGAGTATGCCGAGTGCGGATAGCATCATTACGATTTGGTTCAAACTTCTCATTCTTGCTGGAAAACAGAATAACAACGGTGTGTTTATGATGAGCAACAAATTACCGTTCACGGATGAAATGCTTGCCACCATTTTTCGCAGAGATTTAAACACGGTAAGGCTTGCGCTTAAGACCTTTGAAGAGTTTGGAATGATTGAAGTCGTTGACAACGTGATAACGATTCCGAATTGGAATAAGCATCAAACGCTTGACGCTTATGAGAAGAAAAAGGAGCGTGACAGGCTATATCAGCAGAACCGAAGAAAGAAGCAGAAGAACCTAATTGAGCAAAAATCGCCCGATAAATCGTCTGACGTCGCTGTTTCAGAAAAAGAAGAAGAAAAAGAAGAAGATAAAGAGAAAGAAAATATAAAAGAAAATTCGCTGTCGACCGATTCTGGAGATTTGTTTGATTTTGACGATGCATGGAAAAAGACTTTTAATATATACCCCAAGAAAACAGCGTACAGTACCTCTAAAACAGCTTGGATGGATAAGGTGCTAGAAGTTATCGAAGAGAACCAACCGGACATTGCACGGCTGTTATACAAAGCCACAGAAGCATATTTGAGTGACTATCAAGAAAAGAATCCGGACGATACGGATTTTCGGTACATTCCAAAATATGTTGATTGGCTGAAAAATGATTGCGACTATTGGTTGCAGATCGCAGAGAAACGAGGTGATTGCAGTTGACAGAAGCAGAGTTCGGAGTGATCGGGTGCATATTGATTGACAATGATGTGCTAAATAGCATCTGGCGAACACTGAAACCGGAAATGTTTAGTTCGGATTTCGCGCAGGACACATACAAGGAAATGCTTGCCATGTATGACCGGAATGAAAGTATTGACCCAATGTCTTTATCAATGGCACTTGAGAACCACAAATACACCCAGGAACAGATTGGTGAATTGATGAAATCCTGTATTACCGGAACAATCACTTCAACTATGGTTAAAAGCTATGCCGATGCGGTTGCGAAAGAATACAAAGTAAGAACGGTTCGTGACATGTATCAGAAATCCAGCTTAAAACCATGCGACATTGATGATACAATCAGCGATCTTCTTACGAGACTTGAGCATTTGCAAGAGGGAAGGGAAGTAAAGCTAAAACCAATTAAGCAGATTTCAGTTGAGAATAAAGACAAATATTTCAACGAAAGTGTTGGAGAGGGTGGCATAAAAATCGGGTTATCGCAACTTGATGATGCGCTTGGAGATCTTGAACGCGGTGATGTAACAGTAATTGCTGCAAGACCGGCAGTTGGAAAATCCGCACTCACAACGCAGATTATTGGGAATATGGCAAAAAATGGACTTAAGGTCGCATATTTCAATTTGGAGATGATTGACAAACAGGTGTATGAGCGATTTATTTCAAGGCTTACGGGAATCGGCTTAACGAGAATCAGAAGGGCAAAAGCGTTTCTTGGTGATGAACAGGAAAAATTTAACCAAGCAAATGAAGAAATGAGTGATTATCAATTATGGATTGCATCCGGAACCGTATCTCCGAGAGAAATAAAGTCAGAATGCAGACACCAAAACTTTGACGTTATCGTTGTTGACTATCTGCAATTGCTTATGCCGGATAACAGATATTCCGGAAGAAATGAAGAAGTAGCATCAATTTCAAGAGGTTTAAAATCGGTTGCAAGAGACTTAAATACGCATGTAATAGCACTTTCGCAGATAACAAGAGCTTCCGAAAGCAGAGACACAAAAGAACCTACCATGGCAGAGTTGAGGGAATCAGGAGCAATCGAACAGGATGCGTCAAACATAATTATGCTGTGGAATCTGTCAGACAATGACAAGGGAGCCAAGGGTGTAAAAATCGAGAAGAACAGACAGGGAATGACAATGCGTGAAGCAATGGAGTTTGATGGAGATCACATGAAATTCGTTGAAATCAGCAAGCCGTTTGATGATGTTGTTGCGGAAATCAAAAAGAAAGAACGTGGGGACGGATTCAAGCCATACAATGGCGATTGTCCGTTTTAGAGGTAGCGGCTATGGCAAGTGCAAAGATCGAAAAGGGTTCGGAAGAATGGCAAGTATTTATGGATTATTGGCAATTCATTCAGAAATACTATTCACCGGACAACACTGATTCTTGGTGGGATGAAGTTGTAAAAGCCGGAGAATCATTGATAAACAAATACAAAGGCATGGAGATTGAAGAGCGTGCAAGACAGCTTGTATTGAGCCATTTTGCATGGTTGGAAATCACATACAGAAAGGAGAAATCAAAGAAATGAGCAATGCGTTGAGACGGAATAAAAAGCCGGCATTTTACACAAAACAGGAAATGCGGATTATCGGGCAAAATGATTTTGAAAAGAGAAATGCTGATAAGGTTATATCAAAATCATACAAAGATTTTGTCGTGATTGGGTACATAATTCTGCATGATAAGTTTGGTTTCGGGCAGGCAAGAATCATCCGGTTGCAGGATTTTTTGAAATCCTACTTAGATGAAGCGGCCTCCGGCGGGAAGAACGGAAAGGACTTGGCTGTTTACCTGAAAGACAAATACGGCATTGACACCAAGGCAGAAGTTGAACAGATTCCGCAGCGGCAGTTAATGGTCTTATATGCCAAGAAAGGATTCTGCATCGAGCGTGAAGCATACAGACTTTCCAGTGCATCACTGTTTAATTATTTTGCACTGACACTTACGATTCTAAAAAAGGAGTTTAAGATAACAGCGAAACAGTTGCAGTATTTCACGGACAAATTCATCGACTACATTGATACACTGGCTAATTACAAGCAGTTTCAGTTGACCGTGCCGATGATAGCCGAGACATTGGCTGATGAAATCAAATTTGTGTGTGATTTGGAGGTGTAGAGAATGGCTGAAAATGAGAAATATGTGGACTGTTTGACCGAAGCGGAATCCGAAGATATGGCAGTTATCGTAAACAAAACGATAAAGGAAATTTGTTTATTTTCTGATAAGCACAATTTTGACCGCGACAATATGCTTAAGTATTACGCGGAACTTATCGGTACATTTACTGAAATTTCAACAATACAGGGCTTTGAAGTGGAAAATCCACATACCAATGCTGATCGAATTCGAAGCATGACGAATGAGGAATTGGTAAGTGTGGTTGTGTGTCCGGACAGTGTTACAGGCGAGGACACTGATTGCAATCAATATCATGATTGTAAGGAATGTACTCTTGATTGGTTGCAGAAAGAAAGTGAGGTTTAGATATGCTGAACAGAGAGAAATATGGAAATGAGATTATAGAACTTGCGGTAAATAAAGGAATGTTTTGCATTAAAAATGGAGAGCCTGTACTTTGCGAAGAAACTGAATGTAAAGATTGTGATTTTCACGAATCAGATTCATGCAAAGGTAGTACGTATAATTTCCGCGAATGGCTTAATTCAGAATATGTTGAGCCACCTGTTGATTGGACTAAAGTTCCGGTCGATACGCCGATTTTGGTAAGAGATCATGAAAATCGCGAATGGACTAGAAGATATTTCGCTAAATATGAGGACAACACGGTGTGCGCATGGAGTGGAGGAGCAACATCTTGGAGTGCAACAGATAAACAGGATATAGTCGGTTGGAAAATGGCAAAGCTGGCAGAAAGTGAGGAATAGACATGGAGAGATTAACGGTAAAATGGGCGGATAAAGTTTATGACACATTCGACCCTGTAGACGTTGTAGATAATAAGTATTCAAAAGCGAATTACAATAAAATATTAACCAAGCTAGGAAAATACGAGGACTTATAGGAACAGGGATTGCTTCTGCGGTTGCCGTATCCATTGGGTACCGAATATATTTATTTTGTTGATATAAAGGATAGGAAAGTATACAAGCTTGATGCTGAAAAAATAGAAGTTAATATGACGCCGATTAGCAAGAAGATCCTGTATACAGTTGATGGTTATGAGTTCTTGTTTGAGGATTTTGAAAAAGCAATATTCCTTACAAGAGAGGAAGCCGAAGTGAGGTTAAAGGAATTGATAAGCAGAAAGGAGCAACAATGAATATTGATGAATTTATAGAACACACAAAAGAAAAAGCAAAAGAGCATAGATGCCATGCGGATTTCTTTGAGAGTGACAATCCTATGCGCACTGCTTGTACCAGAAGTGCAGAAGATTGCGAATGGTTGGCTGACTGTTTGACAAAATTTAAAGAATATCAGCAGTTAGAGGAACAGGGCAGACTTATCAAGTTACCTTGCAAGGTGGGAGATACAGTGTATGCAATATGTACTTGTGAAGCAGTCGGAAAGGTACTTGACGGAACAATGTATGGCAAGAATGGTGGGTTTGGAACAGCCACAGGATATTATTGTCCGTATGAACTTAGTGATAAATGCCCTCATACAGAAGCGGATGGTTGTGAAGAATGCGAAAATATTGAAGCTGTATTTGAAGATACGATTGATTATATCAATATAACAGAATATGAAATTTTGATTGGTTTAAAAAATACAAATTTCTGTGTAACCATTGATGAAATCGGCAAAACGGTATTTCTCACAAAATTCGAAGCAGAAGCAAAATTGAAAGAATTGAAAGGTGGAGAAAATGAAAGTAGTAACAGTTAGTGATTTGATAAAAATTCTTGATACAAAAGAAAATAGATATGGTGCTACAGGAAAACCGAGAATGTTGAATCTATCTCTAAATGGCAATTTTGCTGGAAGTATTGAATCTGTAAAGTTAGATGGTTATGGAGATGGGCTTATTACAGACGTGACGATGGAGATTACTTCATCTAAATTCACAACAACCAATGCCGACAGGATAAGGAATATGTCGGATGAAGAAATGGCGGAACGTATTGCAAGCAGTTCGAACTTTAATTGTGCTGATTATTGCGATAGTTTTCAGATGGGTGTGCTTTCAGATGCAATAGGAAAGAAAGAGGGGTTAGCATTAGTGTTAAATTGGCTTCAATCAGAAGCAGAATAGGAAAGAATATGGAAGATAGATATTTGTTCAAGGCAAAGAGACTTGACGATGGAGAATGGGTGCAAGGTAATCTTATTCAAAGCTGTGATGCAACAGATGGATGGGAATCAATTATAATCCCTGTCAAGAATAGTAATATGTTTACAAAACATATTGGACATGGTTACGGAAACCTTGGATTTGAAAATTGGTACAGAGTTAACCCATCCACCATCTGCCGATGCACAGGACGTGAGGACAAGAACGGCAAACTGATCTGGGAGAATGATATTGTAAAAATAAATAATAGCAAGGTGAATACGCTTATAACATTTAGAGATTTTGAAATTATATGTACAATTCCTAACGAAAAATATTATAAGCATAGGCTTGAATATGATACTGAATATGAAGTTATTGGTAACAAATTTGACAATCAGGAGTTATTAGAAAGTGAGGGATAGCATGACAGAGAGTGAAGCAATTAAAGAATTACATGCAATAAGACCGAGAGGTGGTATCATCCCGCAAAAGAGAGCCGAGGCTTTGGATGTTGCAATACAGGCACTTGAAGAAGTGCAGCAGTACCGAGCAATCGGCACGCCGGAAGAATGTAGGGCGGCGGCGATTAAGCAGACGGCGAAGAAACCTATATTTAACCATAACCTTAGTGATACTCTTTCTGTATTCCATTGTGAGTGCGGAAATGCAATTAAAGTTAGTCATGATACAGGAATAATGGATAACAACAATGCGCCAAATTACTGTAGTAATTGCGGTTGCAGGTTAGATTGGAGTGATGAAGAATGATGTTTCAATCGTACATAAATTTCTTTCTGCTAATACTTATAGCCGTTAGGTTAGATATTCTAACAAAATTTGGAGTTAACCTTTTTTGCATTCTGTCAGTTGTAGGGATGATTGGAAATGAGGTTTTTGATTATTTGAAGAAAGGAGATAAAAAACGATGAAGCTGATTGGTGCAGATGCACTAAAAGAATATTGCATGAATGCAAGTAAATCTGATGATGATTTTAGGAGAGTAAGTTTGGCAACATTGGCAAGCGTGATAGATGCACAGCCGACCGCATACGACGTGGACAAGGTTGTAGAGCAGCTGGAAGCATACAGTAATGCAGATGAAGCAGAAAGACTTGGAACAATGCCAGTAGTGGAGCTTACAGACGCAATTACAATCGTGAAAGGCGGTGGAGCAGATGCGAAAACCGATTCCTAAATCCGTAAGGAAACAGGTGTATGCGAAATACAATGGGCATTGCGCTTATTGTGGCTGTGAAATACCGGAGAAAGGCTTCAACGTAGACCATTTACATTGCCTTAGAAATTATGAATACACAGAAATAGACGTGCATGATATCAAAAATCTTATGCCGTCCTGTGGTTCGTGCAATCGGTATAAGTCAACGATGGACTTAGAGGACTTTAGAAAAGAGCTGCAAAAAATACCAGACCGGCTGAAAAGAGATGTGTGTACATACAATATAGCCTTGCGGTATGGCATGGTAAAGGAAAATAGAGAACCTATAAAGTTCTATTTTGAAAGAGTAGGTGAAGCAGATGGCGATTAAACCAATTTTATTTAACACAGAGATGGTTCGGGCGATTCTGGACGGACGGAAAAGTTGTACCAGACGGCTTGTAAAATTCTTTTCAGGAGAAAATCCACGGTGGACTGGATATATTAAAGATGGACTTATGTTGTATAACGGAAAAAATGAGCCGTGTATCAGAAAAGCACCATATCAACCAGGCGATACCCTGTATGTCAGAGAAACATGGAAAAAGGCTCCGAATGGATACTATTACTACGAAGATTGGCAAAGAGGTGATATTGCAGATCTTACGAAGTGGAAACCATCAATCCATATGCCGAAAGAAGCGGCACGTATCTGGCTTAAGATTACGGATGTACGGGTAGAGCGGGTGCAGGAGATGAAGCCGGTTGATGTGATAAAAGAGGGAGCTTATCCTGATTGTTGGGATTGTCTTAATACATACGGAGAAAGCGGTTCGCAGTGCTGTTATGGGACAGAAGAACAGTGCAGTCAATGTGATGAAGTGATGATGGAATGGGAAAAACTTTGGAACTCCACCATTAAGAAATCCGACCTTGACAGCTATGGTTGGAGTGCAAACCCTTATGTGTGGATTATCGAATTTGAGCGCTGTAAGAAACCGGAAGGAGCATGAGGTATG